CTATCAGGCGCACAAGGCGCTAAGGTACAACGTAGGGCGTTTATACAGGACATGTTAGCTCCTGCTAAACCTGATTCAGTAAACAATCCTACTAAGTGGGGTGACGATGGTAGCGGTAAAGCTGCTTTTATACCTGATGTTTTAGAACAACAAGCTATACATGAAGTGACGTTGATACCTGACTTAAACCCTGCGGCTACACCAGTAGTTAATAGGGCTAAAATACAAAAACAGTACGAGACATTATCCAATCGTTTAAATAAAGTTATTATAGATGCAGGTAATCCACGATATTCACGTGATAATCTTAATGCTGTAGTAGGTGGTCACGTTGATGATTTAATAGAAAGCACAGAGTTTAGGGCTGCTTCTGGTAGTGCTGCTGGTGTTCCTGCTTTAATTGAACACATGGGAACTATGGTAGCTCGGTCAAACAACGATGCTTTAGGTTTATTAGAACTTAGGCGTGAGTTTGATGACTGGGTTACGAACAAGGTAAAACTTGCTGAGTTAGATACACCTGCTAGAACATCATTGGAGCGTGTCATAGCTAATGTACGTAATACTTTAAACTCTGAACTAGATGCTATAGTTCCTGATGCGCCTACTAAACGATTACGTCTACGTGTGTCTTCTTTAAAAAGAGCCGATGAAATGATTAGGCCTAAATATGATGATAATACCACAAGTCTTTTTAAACGTCTTAATAAAGGTTATTACATTGAAAAGTTAGGCATTAAGTTACCTACAACAGCTAGTGGATTGTACTTTACAGGTGCGTTAGCTGGTACTGCTGCTGGTACTCTTATGGGTCAAGTTGGTCTTACTGCTGCTGGTGGTCTGTTTGGCATTAAGACGGCTGTTGATGTACTAAGAAACCCTACAGTTCGTAAGAGAGCAGGGCAAGCTATAATAGGTATGAGTAAAGCAATAAAAAGTGCAACAGACCCTATTGAAATAGCCCTTATGCGTGGTGATAGAGCTACGTTACTACAGTTACTTTCTGAGACTGTAGCTACTGAAAACGAAGAGAAATAATTATGGGAATGTTATCTAATCTGATGGATGGTAAGTATACGATAGCTAATGCAGTTGCTGGTGCTGTACCTTGGTTACAGGAGAAAGGTGCTTTTAACTCAAGGGTGGCTGATTACTCTCCTATTCATGGTGCTTCTGAGAAAGTAGTTAGAGAAGGTAATAAAGTTTATGAGGCTGGTAAGGATAGTGTAGAAAGCTTGCAGAATGATAATAGGTCTTATGAGGCTGGTGATATAAACTTAGCTGAGTTATCATTAAGAGCCGCTGGCGATACAGGGGAAATGGTAGGTGCGGCTATAGGTGCAGGTGTTAATATAGTTCTACCTGATTGGGTAACTAAAACTGCTGGCGATCTTATGCAAAGCGGTGTAGAAGCTACATTAGATACTACACTAGCTAAACAAGGCTTAGAGTACCTAGCAGCTAATCCACGTATAGCTCGTAACATAGAAGCAGGTATGGGTATAGCAGAACTAGGGCTACCTAAGGCATTACTTGAACCTGTTAAAAGAGCCTTAAGTGCTGCCTCTAATTACATACCTAACCATTACACACCTTCCGTTAAAAACTTAAAAGACATGCCTAAGGAGTTTAAAGGTTTAACTGATAAATTACTTCAATACAAAGTTAAAGGTGTCAAGACCGAAAAAGAAGCATTTCACTTAGCACAAAAGCTTACAGGAGCTAGTAAATGGGCTGTTAATGGTGTAGTGGGAGGTATTAACTCAATATTTAACCCAAAAGCTAGGGCTTTATATGATAAGCATGGTATCAATAGTTCTTCACAGGCTATTGTCAAGAAAGAAAGAGCCTTAGAAGCGGCAGCTAGAAAACGTGGTGATACTAGGGTTGCTAACAGGCACAAAGAAAAAGCTGTTGCTCAAATAATGTACAACAAATATATTACAGCTCAGACAGGTTTTAAAGGTGAAGTTTCTAAAGCTATGGATGATGTTCTTGAGTCTGTGTCTTGGGGCGGTATGCAGCCTTTAACCAAGAAAAACTACATTGACTCTGCTAAGAAACAACAGAATACTATTGTAACTAAAGATTCTAATGGTCAAGAAATTAGAACTAACTTAGCAGCTTCTGATGCAGACTTATCTTTTGTTTATGAACAGGCCCAGAAAATATGGGGTATGCCTGTAAACAAAGGCAATAAGCTTGTAGTTAAGAAAAACACAGGTATTGGTGGTAATCATAATAGTGATGCTATAAAAAACAAAAATAAAGTTCATAAGTACATGAGGAATCTTTACGAATCTGATGGTATTACTGACCCTATGGAGATATATAACCATTTAAAGTCTTTATCTAAAGAAGACTTTCCCTCAGGTGTTGTACTCCTTAATAAAAGCGCTGAGGACGTTGCACTTAATGGCTTATGGTTGTCCTCTTCTCACGTAGGTGATGCTGTAGTTGAAGGAGGTATTAACGTAATGACTAAAATACTACCAAACCAAAGAGCTATGTCTTTTGTATCTGACGTACATGACTTTCTTGAGAAAGTCCCTGTGCTTGGTAAGGTGTTAGATAAAGCTTTACCTAATGGAGAAATGTCAATAACACCTCCAATCTTTTCTGATTTAAGAGCGCCTGTTGTTAAAAAAGCTGACACAGAAGGGGCTGTGACTTCATTAAATCCAAATCAATCAGGTAAGGTTACTGATGAAATGTTAGATGCCTACACACAACAAGGTGTAAGTCGTATGCAAGTAGCTGCTCAAGTACCTAAAATGTTAGGTCAGAGTGCTATTATAGGTAACGGCCTCTTTGATTATGACCCAGAAAGAGAAAGATACCAGCAATAAACTTAAGCACAAAAAAGCCCTACCTAGGTCAATCCTAAGTAGGGCTTTTTATTGCCTACGATTTAGTGCATATCAAAACCTTTGTTAATTTTCCATGCAAAGTAATCCTCTGGTCGCATAATCTCCTTAAGTATAGTTTCAATGGCTATGATTAAACGTAACACTTCTGGTAAATCTTCTTTATTACCATATTCTAACTCTTCCTTAAGGTCACTATGAAACTGCTCTAGGCATATCGTAGTAATCTTTTCTATGTCTATCAGGTCATTCAACTGTACACTACTCATACTACCACCCCCATGAATTACCAGACATACCATCTGCGCTGTAGTCTGTGACCCTACCCTCAAAGAAATTCTTGAAGCTGTCGCCATTAAGTACCCAATCTAACCAAGGTAGAGGATTCTCTTCTATCTCCCAGTTAGGCTTAAGACCTAGGTTAGTTAATCGTCTGTCGGCAATGTACCTGATGTACTCTTTGACTTCACTAGCCTTAAGACCTTCCACACCTCCCAGTTCAAACGCCAGATCAATAACCTTGTCTTCAAGCTCGACAGCAGTCCTGTACATTTCATATATAGATAATTTAAACTCGTCATTCACTACCTCTGGATTTTCATTAGTAAAAGTACGAAACAATTCTGTCATACCTGCGACATGAATAGTCTCATCCCGTATACTCCACTCTACAATCTCACACATACCCTTAAGCTTACCAAAGCGTTGGAAGTTCAACAGCATGACAAAGGCACTAAACAAGCTCATGCCCTCATTACATACAGTCTGCGCTAGTGCCTTAGCTAGTCCTTGCTTAGTGTCAGGGTCAAAGGTCTGCATAAACTCAAGCTTCTCAGCCATAGCATCGTACTCAAGGAACGCTGTGTACTCAGCCTCAGGGAAGCCTAGGGTATCGTTAAGTAAAGCGTAGGAGCGCATATGGATAGTCTCTCGCTGTGCAAACGATAGCATCATCATACGTGCTTCATTGTTCTTGATTCGAGGTAAGAATACATCTACATAAGAACCACCTACTATTACGTCAGACTGTGTGAACAACCTAAGTATCTGTGTGATGAAGTTCTTCTCTTCATTGGTAATCTTACCAGACTTCCACTGTGTTACGTCTTCCTGTAGGTCACACTCCCACTCTCCCCAGTGTAACTTGTCATGCTCAATGGCTTGTGTCACAAAGCTTGAGTAGTTGAAGGGCTTGTATGCTGGTGACGCTGTTAATAAACTCATTCTTCTTTATCCTTGAAAATATGTATACTGTAATGTACACTGTAATGTACAAAGTAAACTATAAGAAACAACTTGTTACCCTTGGCAACTTAAACATTCTTCATCATCTTGCGTAGCAAAGTCTGTTAGGGCTACACGTGTAGGCTTTAAGCTTACTGTGTCAGCCTTAGAACCTGCGCTAGTTCTTAGGTAATACAAACCCTTAAGCTTCTTATTGAAAGCCCTTAGGTGTACCTCATTCACATAAGCCTTATCAGTGCCAGCGGGAAAGAAGAGATTAACACTCTGACCTTGGCAGATATAAGGCTGTCTACTGGCTGCATGATCTATAACCCATCGTTGGTCAAGCTCAAAAGCAGTCTTAAATACCTGCTTATCCCAATCTTCCATCCATTCTAGGTGCTGTACGCTTCCCTCATGCAAGAGTATAGACTTCCACTGCGCTGCAATCCACACAGGGTCGCTATTATGGGCCTTAATAACCTTATCTAAGTACTTATTCTCTACTAAATGGGCACCAACGCGAGTGCGGTGCGTAAAGGCATTAGACTTTAGAGGCTCAATACTAGCGGAACAACCAGCAATAATACTACTGTTGGCGTTAGGCGCTATAGCTAACAGGTGGCTGTTACGCATCCCTGCTACGTCAGGACAAGCCCCACGTTCATCTGCTAAGTATACTGATGCTGCCCTAGCTTGTGCTTTAATATGTGTAAACATATCAGTATTCAATGTAGTAGCCATAGGAGACTCCCACGGGACGCCTAAGCGTTGTAAGGCACTATGGAACCCCATTGCCCCTAGTCCTAGTGAACGCTCCTGTGTGGCACTATAGACAGCCTTACGTAGCTCCTTAGGTGCATGGAAACAAAAGAAGCTTATTACATTGTCAAGCATAGTAATTAAGTCAGCTACCATAGTGGTGTCTTTCCACTCTTGATAATACTCTAAGTTAACACTTGACAAACAACAAACTGCTGTACGTTCATCTGACGTAGGTAAGTGAATCTCGTTACATAAGTTAGACCCATGTATCTCAAGCCCCTTCTCTTTCATTGATGGTGGCAAGTGTCGGTTGGCTTCATCAATAAAGTTTAAGTAAGGCTCACCTGTCCTAAAGCGTGTCTCAATCAAGCGTTCCCATAGCTCACGTGCTGGTAGTAAGTCACGTACTGTCTTGTCATTAGGGTCTACTAAGGGCCAAGGGTCACCTGCAACCACAGCATCCATAAACCTATCAGTAATGTTAACTGCGTTATGTAGGTTAAATGCCTTACGATTAGGGTCACCACCTGTAGGTACACGAATATTAATAAACTCAACTATGTCAGGGTGGCTTATGTCCATGTAGGCTGCATAAGAACCCTTACGAGTCTTACCCTGCCTGTAGGCTGTCATGTCACTATCAACAGTCTTTAGGAAAGGTATTGGTGAAGGAGCCATATCACTAACGCTACGAATGTCACTCCAATGGCCACCCACTCCACCACCTTTAACACTAAGCCATCGTAGTTCTGTCGAGTGTCCGATAAGACCATCAAGGCTATCAGGCACGTAAGAGAGGAAACAGCTAATAGGTAATCCATTTATCTTCTCCCCCTCCTTGGGGGCATTACTTAATATAGGGGAACTAAACATAAACCAGCCTTTACTGGCGTAGTCATAGATACGTTGTGCTAAAGACTCGTCATGCTTACTAAAGGCGGTAGCTGCTCTAGCATAAGCATCCTGAGGGTCTTCACCATCACGGCAGTAGTAGTCAGTTAGTAGGGTGTAAGCTTGCTTGCTTAACAGTTTATTACGTTCATAATCAATTACAATGTTCATTTACCCACTCCGTTGTTTCCATAATCCCTTTGAATCCAACTAGGGTGGCATTTGTTTCAGTGTTGATTACTGTAGGTACGCTACGTACTTTGTACTTAATAGCTGAATCAATATCCTTACCAATGTCAATCTCTTTATAGTCTATTTCTAAACTATTCAAGACTTGACTTACAGCTTTACATGGGGCACACCCTTCTGTGTAAAATTTAATAATCATTTTGATTCCTTATGTAGTGCATTATCATAAAGCTTACAGATTTCAACAGCTTCCTGTTGTGCTTCTTTGTGCTTCTGCATATCGTTATTTTCTAAATAAGAACTGGCTATATCTAAATGATCTACACAATCCTGTCGTAATAACTCTAAAGCTAACCCTCGTACTTGACCTTTCATTAGTAATCCTTTTGATATTCACCAGTACGAATCATTGCACATATCTCAACTGCTCTCTTGCCTACCTGTTTGGCCCAACGACTGTCCATAAACTCATCTGCCGCTACTTCCCAGTTATGTTGGTATGAAGCCTGTAGAGCCTTTTCAAACTTCTTTAACCGAGGCATACCTAAGTTAAAGCAAATGTCAACCAATGCGTCATAACGAGCAGGAGAGTGCATGATTAGATCAATAGTCCACGGAAGCTCCATTGAGAGTTCTTCCTCTACACGCTCAATGTCGTTAGCTAAAAGGAAGTCAATCTCACGGGGGCTAAGACCTATGCCACCCTTAGGGTCTATGTTACGCCCTACGCCTATGGTAATCTTATCTGCTGTACACTTATAAGCGTGTGTCTCTACACCCTCATGGGCTGTAATCATCTTAGATAATGGAGTCATTATTTGTTCCC